AATGGCACACCGACGCGGTCTACCGCGCCATGATCGCCGCCTTCCCGGGGGTGCGCCCCGATGGCGTGTACTTCCTCCACGACGCACCGCGTGGTCCGGGCAGCGCCAACGCCTACGTGCTGTTCGACGCCGACGTGCCGGCGCAGGCGTATCTGGAGCAGATCAACGCCCATGTGCGCGACCAAGGCAACCACGGTCACGGCGACGACCTGCTGGTGATGGTCATGCCCGAGACCCGGCACGACATCGCGCTGACGGTCTGGCCACAGGCGAACCTGACGGTGAAGCGGCGCGAGGCATTGCAGCAAGGCATCACCCAGTTCATCCGCGCGGCGTTCCGCGAAAGCACGGCCAGCGACTATCGCCCGACCCTGACCTACCCACAGTCGCGGTTCTCCTTCAGCCGTCTGGCCGAGGAACTGCATCAGGCCTTCGCCGACATCGAGTCGCTGCATTTCGCCAGCGAGGACATCGTCTCGCAACTGAGCATCGCGCGCATCGCCAACCTGCGGGTGGACCTGGTATGAGCCCGCTGAAACTGCCGTTCTGGCTCGCCGGCACCGAACTGACCAAGCTCAAGGACGCCGCCCAGACCTGGTGGGCCAGGGTGACCGAGTGGCTGCGCTGGCCGCTGCTGCAGATGGACGCCGAGACCTGCCACCTCACCGTGCTGGACCTGCTCGCCTGGCAGCGCGACATCACCCGCTTCAAGGACGAACCGGAACGCCTGTACCGCCTGCGGGTGAAGTTCGCCTTCATCAACGCGGTCGATGCCGGCAGCACCGCGGGGCTCAAACGCATCCTGCGCCGGCTCGGCGTGGGCTATGTCGAGATCGACGAACGCCTGGCCGGCCGCGACTGGGACGTGGTCCTGCTGCGCCTTTCCGACTCGCAGCTGTCGGAGAACCCCGAGCTGCTGCGGGTACTGATCCAGCAGTACGGCCGGACCTGTCGCCGCTACGACTTCGTCAGCATCACCCCCGTCACCCTGCGCATTGCCGCAGCCCAATTCAACGACGACCAGCAGACGTTGGTCGCCACGCTTTAGGAGTCCGCCGTGGCCAGAATCACTTTCGCGGGCGAAAGCCTGATCGCCCAGAAGCAGGGGGCCAAAGAAGTCCTGCAGATCACCCGTTTCATCTACGCCAATGTGCCCGGGCTCGACCCGAACACGCCAATCGACCGCGCCGCGCCCAAGCCGCCAGCCAGCCAGATCGTGCACAGCTACGACATCCCGGCGGGCAACAGCGGCTACGTGAACCCCAACCAGGTCGTCTACAGCTCGATGCTGGGCAGCGACATCGGCGACTTCGACTGGAACTGGATGGGCCTGGAAAGCGCCGAGGGCGTGCTGTTCGCCGTGGCCTACCTGCCGCTGCAGCAGAAACGGCGCAACATCCCGCCGCTGCAGATCGGCAACAACGTCACCCGCAACATCCTGGTGGAATACAGCGGTGCCCAGGAACTGACCGGCATCACCATCGATGCCAGCACCTGGCAGCACGACTTCACCGTGCGCCTGAAAGGCATAGACGAGCGCGAGCGCCTGAGCAACCGCGATGTGTATGGGCGAGCGTGCTTCTTCGGCGACGCGTTGCGGTTCCAGAAAGTGGGCGACGACTACCAACTGGCCGCCGGCATTGCCTACGTGGAGGGCATGCGCCTGGCGTTGGCCAAAGCCCAGGCCATGAACGCGCCCAGCGGCGCGACCCAGGTGTGGATCCGCCTCACCCTGCGCCGCGAGCAGAACAACGTGGTCCCTTACTGGAAAGTGGTGTACGAGCCCGACCAAAGGGACTATCAGACCCTAGACGGCTGGGTCTACTGCATCCAGCTGGCTGAAGTGACAGCCTCGGGCAAGATCATCGACCTGCGCGCCGCCAAGCCGATCGACGGGCCACTGGTCGAGCACTTTGCCAGCCGTAAATCGGTAGCCGACCTCGAGGATGGCATCACATCAGCCGGCAAAGCCCGGCGCCTGACCGAGGCGAGCCAGATTGCGCTGCAGGGCGATATCGTCGGCCACGTGGACTTCGACGGCGGCAGCGATGTGGTCATGCAGACGAAACTGCCAGACCTGGGCGTGGTACCCGGGGCCTATCCGAAGGTGGTCATCAACGCCAAGGGGCAGGTCATCGGCAGCGAGGCATTGAAGCCACTCGACGTGCCGAACCTGGACTGGAGCAAGATCACCACCGGCAAACCCACTACGCTAGCCGGATATGGCATTACCGACGCGCAGTCCTTCGCGCAGATCCTCGCTGACTTTGTAAGTACCGGGGGGTGGGGGCTAGGGCAGGGTTCGCCCAAGTATGTGAATGACGCCAACGCGGCAATCCTCCCGGGTTTCTTTAGCGCGGGCGGAGCCGGCTCTACCAACTTCGGCGATGCTTACTCCCCCTTGTTCGTTATGCGGCGTGCGGCGGGCAACGTTGGGCAGCAGCAGATCAATGCCCGTGACAACGAGTTCATGTTTCGCGGCAGTGCCGACGACGGCGTGAGCTGGAAGCCGTGGGTGAAGGTCTGGCACAGCGGTAATTTAGTGAAGAACGCCAGTCAGACCGACGCAACGCCAGGTTCGATGCTCAGAAACGGAGATCACGGCATCGGGGGCCAGGCTGTCAGCAGCGAAACGGACCTGGCGAAGTACCGCACGGGTGGGAAGTTCATCACGCCTGCCACTGGGCTTGTTGGCCTGCCACCAGGTTGGGCGCAGGGCCGGCATCTAATCGAGGTTGGCGGCGGTGATGGCTACTGCGTGCAGCGTCTGACGGGCGCAACTGCGAACAAAGGGCGGTGTGCGTACCGGGTCTGGGACGGTGCTTGGGCCGACTGGGATGAGGTTTTGACTGCAAAGGGTTTTGCCGTTTTAGAGGCCACATTGCAGGACGCTGTAAGCAAGGTGTCTTCCGGGACTTACATGTCCCCGCGCAGGCTTGCAGAAGTGGCGTTCGGCGTGAATCAGACGCCGCAGGACATGACGGCTAGCCGGGCCTGGGGGGTCAATTACACCAACACTACAAACAAGACCATCTGGGTTTCCGTCCACGTACGCGATCCGAGTGGGGGCAATCTGTTGGCCAGCCTCTACATCTCTGGGGGGCTTTGGGCCAAGGCGTACATGTCCTCGGGAAGTCAAACAACTCTGGAGGGGCCGGTGCCGCCAGGCGGCAGTTACGCGCTGTTCCGTGAAGACACCAACGACCTTATTGAGAGATGGAGTGAGTACCGATGAACAAGCACTACCGACAGCAGGGGACGGGCCAAGTCTACGCGTACGCCGCTGACGGCTCGGAAGATGAATTCAAAGTAGATGACCTGGTGCTGATGACAGGTGCTGAGCTTCAGGCCTACCTGAACCCACCGAAGACGCAAGAGCAGATTGAGGCTACCGAGCGGGCTTGGCGCGATGCTGCGGTGAATGACGTGCTGTGGTTGCGTGAGCGTCATCGCGACGAGCTGGATATGCAGCGCAGCACAACGCTTACCGGCGAGCGCTTCACCGAGCTGCTGGCCTACTTGCAGGCGCTCCGTGACTGGCCCCAGTCCGAGGCATTTCCTGACCGTGCAAGTCGCCCACTTGAGCCTGTATGGGTGCAGGAGGCGTCGGCATGACCTGGTCACCCGTGGCCATGCGCTGGCCGACTGAGGCCACCGCCTGGATGAACCTGCTGGGCGCCGCCCAGGCACTGGCCGGCGGCGAGCTGGCCAGCACGGGCAAGCGCTTGGAAGGCCTGCAGCAGCACGCCACCACCAACCCCGGCCCGGTCGGCGCTGCGGCCAAGGGCGCGATCGAAGCCGGGCGCCAGGCCCTGGCCGAACAGCTGGGCGAAGTGCCCAGGTGCCTGGTGGTGACGCCGTTCCAGAGCGGTATCGGCCAAGGGCGTGGCTACCAGCGCTTCCTGTCCGCGCCCAACCTGTTGCAGCAGTTGGCGAACAAGCTGACCGACGCCACCGACAACGGCAGCCCCCAAGGTGAGCAGCACGCGCTGTGCCTGCTGTTCCTGGGCACCCGCCACGACCAGCTGGCCGCCGGCCTGGCCCGCTTCAACACCCTGATGCCGATCCCCGAACTGGTGCGCGCGCAACGCCGCGCGGAGCACCTGGCCCGGCTCGAAACCGAGAAATGGCAGATTCCCCAGGCCACCGCCCTGCCACGCTGGGAAGCCTTGCCGCTTGAGCGCTGCACGGTGCTGAAGGCGGCGCGTCAGTCGCTGGCCGGGCAGATCGCGGTGCTGGAAAGCTACGCCGCCGACAGCTCGCCCATGAGCGACCTGGCCGGCCTGGCGGCGCGCAAGGCCAACCAGCAGCAGGCCCGCGACCAGCGCCTGGCCGACCTGCGCCAGCTGCTGGAAGGCGGCCAGGCCGACAGCTCGGTGCGCACCCGCCTGCTGGGCCCGGGCAACAACACACAACTGCGCCGCATGCTGCTCGAAGGCGATGCCCCGGGACATGAATGGGTGATGAGCGCCGGCGTGATCCTGGTCGGCTCGGCCAAGGGCCTGAGCTTCGTTCGTGAAATGGTGGGTTTATGACACTGCTACTGTTGGACGGCCAGCCCGTCGAAGGCAAGACCCTGAAAGTCACCGGCAACCTGCGCATCGAAGCCGAGGACCTGTCCGGCCAGACCAGCAACACCGACACCGCGCACAAGGGCTTCAAGCCCAAGACCCTCACGGTCACCCTGACCATCCCCTACGTCAACGGCGTCTGGCTGCGCAGCCTGATGCGCCTGGCCGAAGCCACCGAGAGCGGCGGCCAGCTCAAGACCTACCGCATCGTCAACGACACCGCCGAAGCCTTCGGTATCCGCCAGGTGCGCTTCGCCGAGAACGTCAACGCCCGGGAGGACGACTCGCTGGCCTGCTGGCGGGTGCAGTTCGGCCTGGCCGAAAAGACCTCCAACCCGGAAAAGGTCGAGAAGCGCCGCACCAAAAAACGCGTCAAGGCCCAGGCCGCTCCGGGGGCGGCGGTGGGCGCGAAAGAGGAGGAAGAGGAGAAGGACCTGGAGCTGACCAGCTTCGAGCGCCTGCTGAAAAAAGTGGATGACTGGCTGGGAGAGAAGTCATGAAGCTGCATCAGGTACTCAATGTCGGCGGCGAGCGATACGAGCTGGTCAGGGCGGACGTGCGCCTGGAACTACGCAACCCGGGGCGGGCGACCTTCATCGTCCAGGCCGAGGCGCCCCTCAAGGGCCTGGTCACCCTCGACATCGGCTACAACGACAGCCCGCTGCCGCGGCATTTCATCGGCTACGTCGAGCGCTGTACTAGCGC